CTTTTTACCAAACTTTTTCATTAAAAGTTTATAGCCTTTAAATGCCTCTTCTTTAGTAATGTATGGGAGTTCTTTTGGAAATTGTCTATTTACTTTTCCATAAGTGCCTCTCATTTTTTTTTGGTATTGCTGAGATATACTTATTTGTTCAGATATCTCATTAACACCAGCGGATCGAATTGTAATCATATAGTTACCTTTCCGCCATAAGCCATATTCACAATGTTAAAGAGCATAATTAAATTTTAAAAATTTAATTTCAAACACCATTATATCATTTTTGATTTTTGCAATTTTTCAAAAAGTCATTTTTTGACAAATTTGAAAAAAAAAAATATTTGTTATCAACTTTTGATGTGCGACAACTTGAATCATTTGACACGATTTCCAGACTTTTCTTTTTTTTTCAATTTTTTTCATTTTATTACTTTTGACAATGTAAATCGCAATCTGATATAAATTAATAAAGTCGTATTCTACGACCAAATTTCAAACAATGTTATGCCCTTATACAAGGCTATGGGAGTGCGTTCTTATTAGATTATTATTAGACAGTTTAGGTTATGCGAGTCCGACAATGAGCGACTCAATATTTAGAATTGAAAATTCTGCTAAAATATGGCTTCAATCAAGCTCTTTTGACCATGTTTGCGAACTTGCCAACAAAGAGCCAAAATACATTTTAAAAATTCATGCCAAAGCCAAAAAAAACCCAAAAATTGAACAAGATCAAATTGCAAAATATCTCAGATTTTTACTTATATCAAAAGAGTGATGACCTATGCCAATTTTTTATTGTAAGAGACGATAACCAGAGACCAAATTTGGTGATGATTTATAAAAACTTTGATAATGAGCAGCAAATATTAGATTTTGTAGAGGGTATTAAATTTTCTGAAATTAACGAAACAGAGAGAACATTAAATTAGGCAACCCAAAAAGGATTGCCCAATATATTTATAATTCTTTAGTTCTTCCATCGTACTCCTTTTGTAATTTAGCAGCACACTCATCAGTTCGCCAAGTAGCGTCCATACCAGCGTAAACATAATCATATATTCCAACAAATTCATCTTTGTCGAAGTATCCAACTATGAAGAAGTATGGATAAAGCAATCCACTCATACGCTTGTATCTTAATAAAACATTTGGAAAATTTTTATTTATATACCACCTTCCAATTTTATTAGAAAACCAGATATCCCAATCTGGTGATCTTTTGCCTTTTTTTGTTTTTATCATTATTATTTACCTCTCTTTTTATTAGCTTCAATAACAAAAAAACAATCATCATTACCTTTTGGTATGACATGGAGATTAAACTTATAACTAGCATATTTTTTATTTAACCATTCATAATATTCGATGAATACTTCTTCATCACTCCAATGTCGTAAGTCTTGATCAATAAATTTTTCACAATCAGCTTCGTTGTTTATTGTTTTTGAAAATTGTTTCGCAAAATCAATTATGAAATTTCTTGTTTCTTCATCTTGATTTTCAAAATCTAATAAGCAATTCATACTATCCCATTCACCATAACAATTAACTTGTTTTTCAATTGGATAGTATTCTTTAGTAGTTTTAAACATTACTATTTACCTCTCTTTATTAGTAAGTATGAAACATAAAAAAATACGAATATAAAAATTAAATCCGCACCATTGAGACCTCGCATAAACATTATGCAACCTCGCTATCTAATTGCTCAAGATAATCATAAACAATCTGTTCGCCTACGATATAGGCATACATATTAACAACTTTTTCGGGATCAGAAAAATCTGTTGATACTTCGCCAAAATTGTCTTGCTCAAAATCTTTGATGATGTCAATTACTTCAAAGGCATGATCGCCAAGCCATTGTTTAGCTTCATATGTTCCAATGATGTAATAATCCTCATTAAATGCATAATGATGTAAATCATCCTTCCATGATGTAGGATAGTTCTTTTTTAGATAATCTAAATTTTCATTTAAATAATCATCAAAATGATCTTTTATTTCGTCTTGTTTGTAGTAGTCCATATTAGTAAGACTCCTCTAATAATTTGTCTTGAAATGCGTCTAACCAAGATAAGGAGTAAGTGTCTAGCCAATCACTAATATTTTCGGGATCATGGTCGCTACCTTGATTGACCATTTTAATCCAAGATCCATCTTGAAAAATAATATCACTATCTAATGAGTAAAGATTATTATGCTTTATTGACTCTTCAACATTATTAGTGAACTTAAGATCTTCAAAAAGTTTGTTATCGTCAAAATCATTAGGGTAATGATTAATACCATCAACTTGTAAAGACCACTTTAAACCCTTTGATTTAGCTTCGTTTAGTAGTTTTCTAAGTACTGTCATTTTTAATATTCTCGCTTTCAAAATAAAATTACATGAAATTAAATTACAAATCAAGAAATAAAATTACAAAATAAGAAATTAATTTAAAATAAAAGAAAAACAAACAAAGTCTAAATATACTTAATACTTATTTAATTACCTCCAACTTATATACAAATGTGGGTGAAAGAAGAGCTGGTGGTACTTGATAGACCAGACTCAACAAGTTCAATAAGATATCAAAGTATTGAAATGTAATAATTGTTTAGGATAACTTCCAACTTATTATAAAACATTTAGCAAAGCCCTTAAGACAGCTTTCTTGAGTTTTATCCGCATTTTATCCAACAACCTTTATTATTCTTACCGACCTTCGTAGCTAAGCACATATCTGCCAAGTATATGCTAGGTTTTATGCACGGAAATACGCTGTCTACTGCATGTCAGCAACCCCCACACAGCCACACTTGTGTATATAGGTACTAATTACAACACAGAACACATCTCTCTAAAGGCTTGGTGCAGATGAGAAGAATCGAACTTCCTACTTCTTCCATGTCAAGGAAACACTCTACCAATGAGTTACATCTGCATGAATGATTTATAACATGATTGAGTTTACAAAAAACAAAAAAGACATACCAGAGGGTAAATTACATAGTGAATTTACTATATTGAACTGGGATAGACTAAAAGAAATGCAGAATAGAGTTTGTCTCTATTGCGATGCTTGGGGAACTTTTGCCATACAACCCAAAGACGCATACAGACAATTTTATTTTTTATGTGGAGATCATTATTCAAGTGAAAAAACTAAAGAAGTCAAAAGCAAAACTTGATGTTTTTGCGATGATGGTGCAAGAATTAGAAGAAAAAACACCAGTCAAGCAGAACTCAGGTAAGGGTGTTGTGAAAGATACAACTATCGCAAGGTTACAAGACATCTATAAAAAGGATCAGAAAGACGATGTATGAATACAATCACGATTCCATACAAGCCTAGAGAACTTCAACAAGAAGTACATAAGAAATTACAACGATTTAATGTCCTAGTCTGTCATAGACGATTTGGAAAGACTGTTTTGACAGTCAATGAACTAATTAAACAATGCTTACAATGTAAGCTACCACGACCACGCTATTATTATATAGCTCCGACCTATTCAATGGCAAAGAGAATAGCTTGGGATTATCTAAAGTATTACACATCAGTTTTACCGAACATGGATTACCATGAAACGGAACTAAGAGCCGAACTACCCAATGGTGGTAGAATACAGTTACTCGGTTGTGAGAGACCACAAACCCTTAAAGGACTTTACATCGATGGTGTTGTTCTTGATGAGGTTGCACAAATGCCTCCTAAAATGTGGACTGAAGTAATTAGACCAGCTCTGTCAGACAGAGAGGGCTTTATGATAGCGATTGGTACTCCCGCTGGTCATAATGCTTTCTTTGATCTGTATAATCATGGCAAACACAACGAGACTTGGTTTACTGCAAAGTTCAAAGCAAGTGAGACTAAGGTCGTTAAAGAAGAAGAATTAGAAGAAGCAAAAAAATTAATGCCGCCTGAGATATACGAGGCGGAATATGAATGTAGTTTTGAAAGCTCTGCTATCGGAGCAATCTATTCACAAGGTCTGAACAAAGCAGATGAAGATCAACGCATCACATCTGTTCCTTATGATCCTACGATCAAGGTATCAACTTTTTGGGATCTAGGAATGGCAGATAAAACCTCTATATGGTTTTGTCAGCAAAAGGGAACAGCAATACACCTTATAGATTATTTTGAAGATAGTGGTGAGTCACTAGAATACTACGCTGGAGTTCTTGATAATAAAGGCTATGTCTATGACACTCACTATCTACCACACGATGCAAGTGTCAGAGAGATTGGAACAGGTAAGTCAAGAGTAGAAATTGCACAAAGTTTAGGTCTATCAACAAGTATTGTACCAAAGATGAGCGTTGAAGATGGTATCAACGCAGTCAGAATGACACTTCAAAGGTGTTGGTTTGACTTTGAAAACACAAAAGAAGGTTTAGATGCCCTAAGACAGTACCGATGGGCTGTGAATGACAAAGGCGAAAGCAAAAATAGACCGCAACACGACTGGACATCGCATAGTGCAGACGCATTTCGCTATCTATGTACGGGATTACAAGAGACAAAGAACTGGTCAACAGAAATTAAATATCCGAAATTAGGAATTGTATAATGAAATTAACAAAAGAAAGATTAAAAGCACTTATATCGCAAGAAATAACTAATTCTCTTGGTTATTATGGGGGTGAATTATCTTCTCAAAGAAAAAATGCATTAAAATTTTACTTAGGTGAGCCACTTGGCAACGAAGTAGAAGGACAATCACAGGTAAGGTCACAAGATGTGCTAGAAGTAGTAGAAAGCATACTACCCAGCATGATGAGAATATTCACACAAGGCGAAAGTATTGTCAGATTTGAGCCACAAAAACCTGAAGATGTAGAATATTCTGAACAAGCATCAGATTATATCAATCATATCTTCAACAAAGACAA